TTATCAAAACAGACTTGAAACGAGATATAATAATTATGTTCAAGCGACTGGTGAACTTATAGAAATCCTTGCATAAAACATTATAAATAGGATAAAAGGAATTAAACATGCCAGCAAAAGCATTTTCTATAGAAGATGGAAATTTAAATACATCATCTATTTCTACCACGAAGTCGGTAGTCTATACAGATTTGGATTTATTCTTTTCTCCGAAACCTTCTGGTGACGTGTACAAAAAGCAAGACGTTGCGGCAGTTAAACAATCCGTCAAAAATATTCTTATGACTAACTTTATGGAAAAACCTTTTAATCCAGAATATGGCGGAAATTTAAATAGTTTTTTATTTGAACTTGACACTACAGTTGAAGCAGACATACTGAGAGATCAAATATTTGAAACTATTTCTTTACATGAACCACGTGCTTTAATGAGAGAGGTTTTTATCTCTCTTGATCCAGAAAAAAATAATATATATGTAACAATTAATTTTCAAGTTTTAAATTCGGTAGAACCTGTTTCTTTAGAACTATCACTTACAAGGTTGAGATAAAATGGCAACTACTATTAAATCGGCAGATCTTGATTTTAATAAAATCAAAAATCGCCTCAAAGATTATTTCAAAAGCAAAGATGAATTTAATTCATACAACTTTGAAGGTGCTGGTCTAAACAACTTATTAGATGTTCTCGCTTACAACACTCATCAAAATGCTTTGACCGCAAACTTTGCTTTGAATGAAGCATTCTTACCAACAGCGCAATTAAGAAGTTCTGTTCTTTCTCATGCTGCCATGCTTGGGTATGAAACTCGTTCTAGAACTTCATCAAAAGCACTTGTAGAATTATCTTTAAACCTTACCAACGTTCCTGGTCGTCCAGTAACTATTGGAATCCCTAGAGGAACTCAATTTACAGGTTCGGTTGATGGCGTATCATATACATTTAGAACGCAAGAAGCATTTTCAGCAAGGGACAATGGTTCAGGAACATACGACTTTAGGACTAGTGCAGGATCAACGGATATCCCAATATTCGAAGGTATTCAAAAGACCAAAACATTTATCGTTGGTCAAAAGAATGAAAGGCAAATATATATCGTTCCTGATGAGACAATGGACAAGTCTACAGCACGTGTTTTAGTTTATGATAGTCTCACTTCAAATACATTTACAGAATATACACCCCTTTCTACTGCTGTAAGAATTGATTCAGAAACAACTTACTACAGCATCCACGAAGCACCAAACGGTACATTTGAAATTAACTTTGGCGATGGTACTTCTTTTGGTAAATCACCAGACCCAGGACAAAAGATTGTTGTAACATACCTGTCATCTAAGGGATCAGTCGCAAACGGTGCAACTTCATTTACTGCTGATTCTCAAGTTTCAGTAAATGGTGTACAATATGTTTTGTCAGCAGTTTTAGCTTCTGAATCTTCTGGCGGTTTAGAAAAACAATCAATTGAGTCTATTCGCCAACTTGCTCCTATCGCTTTTGCTGCCCAGCAAAGGTTGGTGACATCTTTAGATTATAAAGCAATCATTGATACTAATTTTTCTACAGTAAAGGAATCAGCAGTTTGGTCTGGTGATCAAAATGTACCGATAGATTATGGTGCAGTTTATATTTCCTTGAACTTTACTACAGGAACTCCTGCTGCAACTAAACAGCAAGTACAAGATCAAATTAGAGCAAACTATGTGAAGAACCTTTCTACTATGTCGATGACACCAAAGTTTGTAGAACCAAAAGACGTTTTCTTAATCTTGACAACTCAATTTAACTTTGATCCTGCCCTTACAGGACTATCAAGTCAAACTCAGGAAAGCAACATACAAAAATATATCAGGAATTATTTTTTGAGGAACTTAGAGTCATTTGATAAAACTTTCAGAAAGAGCAATCTATTAACAGAAATTGATGCATTAGGAAAAGCAGTGCTGAATACTAAAATTGGCATAAAGGTTCAAATGCATGAATTGATAGTTCCTGCTGACTTAAATACATTTGAAGTTCAGTTCCCTTGTGATATTGCTGACCCAGATGACGTATTCAATCGGATTATTACAGACGCATTTGAATTCCAAGGAACGGTTGCTGTTGTTAAAAATAGATTAAGTTCAAATCAACTCGCTGTCTTTGATTTAGATGATAACATATTGGTTGATAATGTAGGAAATTATGATGTTTCTTCGGGTAAAGTTTCTTTTGTAGGATTTTCACCAACTAGATTATTAAGTGGGTCAAATGAAATAAAGATAACTGTTGTCCCAGCAGATGATTCTAGCATTAAACCGTTAAGGAATTACATATTAAAATTATCAACAGAAACATCTTCTGCTTCCGCTGTTCTTGACAGACAGACTGCAACACTTGAAGTGAACTAATGGCTTATTCACCAAATAATTCAGAAACTCTGAAAGACTATAATAGACTTCCTGTAAATCTCAGAAAGAGTTTGATACAAGAAGTTTTGCCAGAATACTTTCAACAAGATTATCCAAATCTTATTGCGTTCTTAGAAGGATACTATGATTATTTAGATTCTGATGGACAATGGGGTGGGATTATAAATGAGATTTCTGCAGTTAGAGACTTTGAAGATACTGAATTAGAAAGACTTGATTTTCTTTTTGATGAAGTTGGTCTCGGTGTTGGGCGATCTGTTTTCAAATTTCCTAGAGAAGTTATTAGGAACTTTGGTAATTTTTTCCGAGTAAAAGGTTCTGAATATTCGGGATATGGTTTCTTTAGATCTTTCTTCAATGAAGAAGACGTTGAAATAATTTATCCTAAAAAAGATTTGATCTATGTTGGTATGGATGAGATTGGAACTGAGTTTGGTAAAAGGATCCATGACGGTAAAATCTATCAGGTCTTTTCTTTGTTGGTCAGTTCTCCTTTCCCGATCCATGTTTGGGAAACTTTATGGAGAAGGTATGTACACCCATCAGGTTATCATTTAGCAGCAGAAGTTGTAATTTTATCTAATGTACCAGTTGGTGTAACGACAGAAGAGTCACTTCCAATACTTGATCCTCGTGAGAAAGTACACTCACATGCTGAGATGGTATATGGTAGAACAGAAGGTGAAGTCACTGGTATCTATGCTGATAATGATGATAAAACAGGTTATGTTGTTGCTGGATATGTCAATCCTAATTACTTCAATATCATTGAAGATGATGAAGATCATGCACCAGAAAGACTTAGTGTTTACAAGACACCTGAGAACTTTGGTCTATCAGAAACTATCCGTTACGTGGATTCAAACTTTGCGGACGTGGATCATTGGGCAGGTTTCCATCTTACTTACGACGATACGTTCACGAAGTTCTCAAGCACTTCACCATTTACAACGTTCGATGGAACATATCATATTAAAGCATCTGACAGTGATGGTCCAGTAAGTCTGTATAACTATTATAAATAGTCGTATTAAATAAGGAATTTAGAAATGGCAAGACAAATTATAGCAGTCGGTAGTGCAGGAAACGACGGAACAGGAGATACCCTGCGTTCTGGTGCTATTAAGATGAACCAAAATTTTGCAGAGGTGTATTCAGACCTTGCTTCTATAGGTTTATTAGTTAATGATTCAGTCGGTGGATTGAATCTTGAAGGTATTTCCTTTGACCAAAGAAGTGTTGTGTTTATCGGAGCAGATAGTGCTAACTCCACACCAAGCGATACCAATGAAACATTCTTGCGTGCTGTAGAGCCAACCAAAGACAACATTATCACCTTGCCAGATAGTACAGGCACAGTTGCACTTATATCAGACATTGCTGCCAGTCCAAATATTTTAGATTCTGCTGCCATTCTAGCATTTTCTGCTGACTTTGATTCTGCTAAAACCATAACTCTTATCAACGAAAACTCAATAGATTCTGTTGGTGTCATCGGTTTAATTGATACAGATTACATTAGAAACAGAGCTCTTGGTGGATTAGACTCTAACCTGACACAGCAAGAAATCGATGCCTATGTCACCAAAAGTTATTTGGTAACAAATAACCTAGTGTTAGATTCATCACTTGCTGGAGATATTATTGATGCTCGATTGGATGCTTATCCAGATTCAGCAAAGTTCAATAGTCTTGCTCTAGCACTTGAGGTTTCGTTAATTCCAGATACAAATAATTCTAAGAATATTGGTTCTGAAACTAATAGATTCTCTAACATATTTGGTATTGCCCTTGAAGTTGACAGTGCTAGATTCACATACGATTCAGCATTTAATTCACTCTCACTAGCCAATGTAGCTAATTTGAGATTAGCGAACAACACCGATAGCGCAAACATTAGTATAACTGGAACTCATGTCGTTTTGCCAGCAGGTACAACTATTGGTGGGCACCCAGTCGACTCAGAAACATTCATGTCAATAACTGAACTCAAAACAGAGGTCGCGGCAAGTGCTGATTTCGCAGCGTTCAAAACTAGAATAGGAAACTTATAGGATTAAATCATGCCAGCAATTATCACAAGACAACTAAGAAAAATCCTAGCAAGAAACTTCTTTGACGGTTTCAATCTGAATAGTAACAATTACTATGTCGGAATCGGTAGACCTGAACAGTGGGATTCATCAGACAATGTTCCTGTACCGGAAGATACTATTACTGATATTCGTCAAGTGCGTGACCAGTTAATTTCTGTCAAAAAGGTGCAGGCAGTATCACAGGTTGTTCCTCGGAACAACTGGGCAAGTGGTACGATCTATTCACAATACGATGATTTGATTTCAGGTTATCCAGTTCAACCTTACTATGTAAAAACTGATAATAATCAAGTTTATATGTGTCTTGAAACAGGTCGTGATGCTGATGGTAATATCGTTCCTTCTACTGTAGAACCGACTAATTCAAATGATGATTCTCATCGTTTGGGTGATAATTATGTTTGGAAGTTTTTGTTTACGATTTCATCTGGTGATGCTAATAACTTTATGTCATCAAACTTTATGCCTGTAAAGCAACAGGCTCCAACTGATTCAAACTCTACTGGCATTGAGTTACGACAAGAATCAGTACAAAACCACACGAAACCTGCTTCAATCACAAGTTTGGTTTTGACAAACGGTGGTTCAGGATATACTTCGGTTCCTACAGTATCGATCACAGCACCTACTGGTGTTGGTGCAGCTGCTACTGCTCATATCGATTCTAGTCTTGGTATTGTGACTCATATCACGATTGATAATGACAGTTCAACTGTCGCACATGGTGCCGCATACTATAACACTCCAATAATTGGGATAACTGGTGGCGGTGGAACAGGTGCTACAGCACGTGCAGTTGTGGGTCCAGATTCAGGTATTGGTAGAGATGCGGTTAATGATTTAAGATCAACTGGTGTTATGTTCCATTCACAACTTCTACCGAATGATAGTGATTTTATTACTGGTCAGGACTTCCGACAGGTTTCTTTGTGGAGAGACCCACGTCAACGAGATGGTGCATTCTTCACTGACTTGACTGGCAATGCTATGGATAAAATGACGCTAAGTAGCATTGTGACAGCATTTACTCGTGATAAGAAAATGCAAGGTCAAACTTCTGGAGCGGTTGCTTTTGTTGACCATATTGATTCAAATGAAATATACTACCACCAAACCGATAGCACAGGATATATTGCCTTTATCGACGGTGAATTACTTCAGGAAAATAACGGAGCTGGTGACGGAGTTATTGATTCTTCTCTTATCAAACCGAAGTACGATGTTGAAACAGGTGATATCCTGTATATAGATAATCGTGCAGCAATATTAAGAGATACCACTCAGACTGAAGACGTAAAAATAATTATATCGTTCTAAGGAATAGAAAATGTCTAGTAATTTAACGGAAACCCTTTTTCAAACAAAATATAAAGACGATTTCAAAGATAGTGATCACTATCATAGAATTCTCTTTAATAGTGGAAAGGTTCTTCAAGCAAGAGAACTTACTCAAATGCAAACAATTCTGCAAAAGCAGATTGAGCGTTTTGGTACAAATATTTTTAAAGAAGGTGCTGCTGTTTTAGGTGGTGGTGTTACTGCCAACAACAAATATGAATTTGTTAAGTTGGACACAAGCAGTAATGCGTTGCCTGCTACTCCTAACTCACTTCTCGGTGTATCTATTACTGGTGCAACTTCTAATGTGGTGGGTAAAATTGTTGAGGTTGTTCCTGCTGCGAGTGGTGATCCAGCAACAATTTATGTTGAATATACGAATACAACTGCAGGAACTGCTGGTGCAACTACTCCCATCAGATTTACTCCTGGTGAAAACCTATCAAACTCTGTTACACCATTAACAATACAATTAATAAATACAACTGCAAACCCTGCTATGGGTACTGGTACAAGAGTATCAACCCAAACTGGAGTTTTCTTCACACAAGGAAATTTTGTACAGGCAGACGCACAAAATAAAATTGTTTCAAAATATTCTTCAACTCCTGATTTAAATGTTGGGTTTAGGGTTCAACAAAGAATCTTTACCGTTGATGATGATCAAGGTCTATATGATAATCAAGGTGCTTTGGCAAACTTAACTGCTCCTGGCGCTGACCGTCTTAGAATTGACATGACATTAGCACTCGAATCAGAAGTTGATTCTGACGAGATCTTTGTATTCTATGCAAAACTGCAACAAGGTAAAGTCATTGAAGTTGTTTCAGCAGATGAATCATATAATAAAATTGAAGACCATGCTGCGACTCGTATCAAAGAAATAAACGGCGACTTTATTAAAAAACAATTTAAAATAAATTTTCAACAGCACGCAACTGATTCTGCAAGTAAGTATGCTCTTAAAATATCTCCTGGTCTTGTATATCTAAATGGATATAGAAACGAATATTCTGGTACAACTACTCTATCTGTAAATCGCGCTCTTAGCACAGAACAAATAGTAAACGATGTCGTTTCAATAGGTATTGGTAACTATCTGCTTTGTGACAGTTCTCTTGGCGTTCCTAATATTGACGAGTTTGAAACATACAACTTGAAAGACGGTTATCGTCATACTGGTACGACTATAGGTACTGCTAGAATAAAATCCGTTGAAGAAGATGGTGCAAATCTTAGATACCATTTGATGGATATCCAAATGAATGCTGGTCAAGACTTTAGATTAGTTCGTTCTATTGGAACAAACTCTACTAATTATGCAAATCCAATTTTAGAAAATACAAATGCTGTACTTAAAGATAAAACGAATAACACTTTGTTGTACGGTTTCCAGCATCCTCGTATTCAAGCAATTACAAATGCATCATATAATGTTCTAAGAAGAGACACAAGAACCACTGACGGTTCTGGTAATGCTTCTTTGCCTACACTTTCTGGTGGTGAGTTATATACTGATACAACTGATTGGATCATCGCAAGAACAGACACAGGTGCGTTAATATCACCAACCATTACATTATCAGGTGGCGGTGCTAATGCTTCGATTTCCGGTGGACCTAATTCTACAAACATTGAAATACTTTATAAGAAATCAGTAAATGCAACCGCAAGAACTAAGACAATTACAAACGCTACAGTAACAACAACCGTGACGACTCCTGCTACTGGTGCTCCATTCATTTCCCTTGGTAAAGCAGACGTTATCGATGTAACAAGAGTTCGCGTTACTGATTCAGATGGTGCCGATCTACAAGTCAAATTCGTGCTTGATAATGGTCAGCGAGATAACTTCTATGACGTGTCACGTTTGATCCTCAAAGGCAATCAGTCGAAACCAGCAGGGAATGTCTTTGTACGTTTCAATTACTATTTGCATGGTTCATCTGGTGATTTCTTTGCTCCTACGTCATATCCATCTCCTTATAAGGATATTCCAAACTATACAAGTCGTACAGGTCAAATTTTCGACTTGAAAAACTTCTTAGACTTCCGTTCTAGGAAAGACGATACTGGCGCAAACTTCAGTGCGGCAACCGCAAAATATAATCCACTACCAACAAACACTTCTTTGTATACTGCTGATGTGACATACTATCTTCCTCGATACGATAAACTCGTCGCAACAAATCCTTTACAATACATTGAAGGAAATTCAAGTTTCAACCCGCAGTTTCCTCAGACGCCAGAAGGTGCATTAGAACTGTATCAAATTAAAATGAATGCTGGATCTGTTACTGACAGTGATATGCAGATGCGAAAGGTTGAGGCAAAAGGATTTACGATGAAAGATCTTTCTAGATTGGAAGATCGCTTAGATAATCTAGAAGAAGTGACCGCTCTAAGTCTATTAGAAATAGATCTTAAAAACTTTTCGGTTCTTGATTCAAATGGTTTAGATCGTACGAAATCAGGTTTCCTTGTAGATAACTTTATTGACCATCAGTCCTCTGATGTTGATAATGTAGAATATCGTGCATCTATAGATCCGCAAGAAAAAATTCTAAGACCTCAATTCTCAGAAGAAGAGATTCGTTTGGTTTATGATTCATCACAATCAACGAACACTATTCTTAAAGGTGATAATGTGTACATGAGATATAATCATGTATCATTTATTGATCAAGATATTGCGTCTGGTACAGAAAACATTAACCCATTCGCTGTTATTACTAACGAAGGATATGCAGAATTATCTCCTGCTTCTGACCATTGGAAAGAAACTAAGGTTCGCCACGAAACAGTCATATCAGGTGGAACTAGACTTGATAACCGATCAAACAGAAACTTTGGTAACTGGGGTTGGAACTGGGGTGGCGTATCAGTAGGAACTAATGTGGGCGGTTCTAGAACTGCTCGAGAAGGTCAGTTTAATGTTACACGTGTTAATCGCGTTGTTTCAGAACAAACTATCCGTGAAGTGATTAATGAAAGAGTCGTTGATGTAGCGTTGATTCCATTCATGCGTTCATCAAAAGTATCTTTCCGTGTACAAGGTTTGAAACCTAATACTCGTCACTATGCTTTCTTTGACGGCACTTCTGTTGCTGATTTTGTGGATGGGACTGTAAACTTTGCTCGTCATGCATCTTCAACCACAGCAGTAGGAACGCAGTTTAATCGCACAACTACTCATCCAGATGCACCAAACGCTTCGGATAGAGTATTGACTTCAGATGCAGCAGGTAAGATTGAAGGTAACTTCTTTATTCCCAACACTAATGCTATTCGGTTTAGAACAGGAACTCGTGCCTTTGAATTAATGGATGTTACTGGTGGAGATGCAAACTTTGCGACATCATTCTCAAAAGGATTTTTTGATGCAAACGGTGTTCTTGAAACAGTAGACCGTACTGTAAAGGCAACTCGTCAAATTTCAATCAGACCTGTTGTAACTGGTCGTTCACGAATTAATCCACCAGCTTCAGAGACACAAGATGGTGCTGGTTCTCCAAATCCAAATGATCCGTTGGCGCAATCATTCTTTGTTAATAAACCAAACGGTGTATTCATTACTAAAGTCAAAATTTTCTTTAAAACGAAAGATGCCAATATTCCAGTTCAACTTCAAATCAGACCTATGATTGCAGGTGTTCCGGATAATATTCCAGTTCCTGGTGCGGTTAAGTTTTTGAATCCTGTTGATGTCAACATATCTAATGATTCCCTGACTGGTACAGAGTTTGAATTCGATGAACCAGTATTCCTGAGTGGGTTGACAGAATATGCTATCGTTCTTCTTGCTCAGTCAGTAGATTATCTTGTCTATGTTGCTGAAACAGAAAAGTTTGAAGTTGGTTCAACTGCTCGTAAAGTTGCTAAACAACCTACACTTGGGTCACTGTTCTTATCTCAAAATGGTTCAACTTGGAATCCTGCACAAAATAAGGATATGAAGTTCCAGTTGTTTAGTGCTAAGTTCCCAACAACTTCTGCAGAAGTGATCCTTGAAAACATAAAACTTCCGATAGACTTGCTTCCTGCAAATCCATTCCAAGTAGATTCTGGTTCAGCTGTTGTTACAGTTAATCAACCAAATCATGGATTCATTGCTGGTGATAAGGTTATCATTAGTGGTCTTGATAGTTCACAATCATTCAACAACGGTATGACTGGCAAGGGTCTTAATGGTAATAGAACAATTATTGGCGTAGATGAAAACTTCTATACAATAACTGCTGATAGTGCTTCTACTGATTCGTCTACCTTTGGCGGTCTCACTGGACTTGCTAGTCAGAATATTCATTACGAAATTTTGACTCCAAGAATCGAAACTTTGGTTCCAAAAAACACAACAGTAACACTAGATGCTAAGTTGACAACTGGTAAATCTCATGCTGGTAATGAAACTCAGTACACCAAAGATGGTGCGTATAGCAGACTCATTATGAATGAAGATAATTACTTCACAACAGCGAAAGTTCTTGCGAGTGGTGAGCGTGAAGCAAATGCTATGAGTGGTGCGAAGTCTGCTACACTGAAAGTCAATCTAGGAACTAATGATAGCGATCTAGCACCGTTCATCGATATGCAAAGAACTGGTATGTGGTTGTTCCATAATGAGATTGATTTCCAAGATTCAGCAGGTTCTTTAGGAGTTCTGGTAAATGCTAATAGAAACAACCCATTAGAGTTTGCTGACGAGACTGATCCAAATGGTGGTTCACACCTTTCTAAGCATGTCGTAAAACCAGTAATTTTGGAATCACCTTCGGTTGGTGTGAAGGTTCTGCTTTCAGCGAACAAACCTTCAATTGCTGACTTTGATGTATATTTCAAGGTTGCTACCGAAGATGAGAACTTTGAAGATATTAACTGGACTGAAGTATCCCCTGAAGAACTTATAGCAAGTGATGAAAATCCTGCTGTGTTCAGGGATTATACATTCTTGGTTGGTGGAACTGGCGGTTTTGTAAATCCGTTTGATAAGTTCATTCTCAAGATTGTAATGAAATCTAGAAATAGTGCTTTGGTTCCTACGTTCAAGGATCTAAGAGTAATTGCACTGGCAGTATAATGAGAGCGAAAGTAGAAAACCACAATACTCTCGTTCGAGATTTAAACAATAATGCTATCTTAAATATGGATAATGTTTCTATTCAAAAAGCAAAGATTGTTAAGAATGCTAGGAAATCTCAAAAAGAAGAGATACAAGGTTTGAAGAATGAAGTTGGTGAGTTGAAATCTATGATGCGAGAAATATTGGATAGGTTAAAATAATGGCAAGAAAAATCCATATTGACAGTGACAATACTCTCCAACAATGGATTGATAGTCAGAATACCATGTCTGACTATATGGGCAATCTAGATAGTTTTAGATCAGATATCTTAGATAACTTTGTGGTCACTCCTCATAATAGTTCAACTGGGGCAAGTTTTGTCACAGCATTGAATTACCTTTATGATCCATTGATGCAAAAATTATTGAATCTTTTCAATGGTACAGGTTCTACAAATTTTGATCAACTTGAATTACGAGTAGATTCTGGAACATTCAATATTTTAAGATTGGATATGCAGGATTCTACTGTTGGAAAAAATCTTCTAGGAAGATCAACATTATTTGCTGCTGATGCTCATGTTCGTGATAGTTATGAAGATGGTGACTCTATAGGGTCTACTAACTTAATTGCAAGTATTCTTAGTGGGTATGTTCATCTCATACCTGATTTCAATTATGATTTATACATTGAAAGCAATGCTGCCTTTAGAAATATTATTGTTGAGAGTTCCTTTGATGCATCCCTTTTGGATAGTGCAAAGTTCAACAAAATAACAATCGTAGATAGTTCTAGGGTTGATAAACTTATTGCTGACAGCAATGGTACAGTGACAATATCACAAACGAAAGTTATAGACTTTCATCCAGGACAACCAGATTCGGGTAATATAGGATTTTTGGTTAATCACAATCTGGTTGCTGACAGTGCAGTATTCCTGAAAGCAAGTATAAATAATTTGACTATAGATAGTGATCTAATATTCGATAACCATACATTCACAGAGGCAAGTAAATTTTTAATCACAGATTCATCAAGTCCAGATACATCTTCTGATCCAGGAGAAATATATCTTGGTGGATTTAAATTAGATTCGGTGTAAAAGATGACTAGAAAAGAAACAATATTAACTAATGCTCCCATAGGTCAATGGGTTTCCAAAACTAATTTGATGTCTGATTATATTGGCGATCTAGATTTATTAGACTCGTCATTTAGAGCATATGATAGCAGCATATACAAATCAAACGATTCAAATGTTGTTTTTGCAATCAACTATCTTTGGGATGCTATTGATAGCATCAACACGCTATTGAGTACTGGAGTTCTTACACTCAAAAACTTGACAGCAGACTCTGCTACTTTCCGGATTATTAGAGCAGGTATGCTTGTTGCTGATAGTGCGACTGTAGATAGTGCGTTTATCAAAGATCTAACTGTTTCAGGAGTTTTAGATGTAGACAGTGCAGAATTTGATATCATCAATGTAAATAGGATTGATGTAGATTCTGGTGGAACGCTCTTTATTGATAGTGCAACTGTAAATATTTTAAATGCTAATTTCATTGTAACAGACAGTGCTAGAATTGATAACTTGAGAGTTGGAAGTCTTATTGGTGATAGTGCAACTATTGACAGTGCGTTTATTTCAGACATAACAGTGAACACTTCGTTCACATTTGATAATAATAAATTTACTGACACACATCTACTTACAATCAAAAATGAAGCAGGAACAACTGTTCTCGCTGGACATATTTTAACTACTGATCCGGATGTGAGTAT